GTTCGGGTGGAAGCGGCCGGACGGCCGGCTCCGCTACCGCCGGGCCGGGATCTTCTGCCCGAAGAAGCAGGGGAAGAGTTTCCTGATGGCGGCCCTGGCCCAGTACCTCCTGACCGCTCACCACCCTATCTCCGACGTCTACCTGGCGGCGGTCGACCGCCTCCAGGCCCGCGAGATCTACCGGGTCGTGTCGAAGTTCGTCCGGGCCTCCCCGCAGCTGGCGAAGCTGCTCGAGGTCGTCGACTCGAAGAGCCTGATCAAAAACCGCGAGAACGGGAACGTCCTCCGGTGCCTGTCGGCCGACGCCTACCGGAACGAAGGCCTGAACGGGTCCGTGATCGTGGACGAGATCCACGCCCACAAGTCGGACGCGCTGATCGCGGCCCTGACCTACGCGACCCGGGCCACGCCGAACGGCCTGGTCCTCGCGATCTCCACGGCCGGCGAGAACAAGAACGGGGTCGGATACCAGTGGTGGAAGGACGCCCAGCTCGTGAGCCACGAGCACGGCGGCGACCCGGCCGCGAACCCGTCCTTCTACGGCCTGATCTACGCGGCCGCCCCCGACGACGACTTCTCCGATCCGGCCGTCTGGCGGAAAGCGAATCCGTCGATGGGGATCACGTTCTCCGAGGAGGAGTTCGCGGCCGACCACCAGGACGCGACCACCGATTCCCGGAAGTTCTCGCGCTGGCTCCGCTACTCGCTCAACGTCTGGGCCGACGGCCGGGATGAGCAGTGGTTCAAGGGGGACGCTTTCGCGAGCTGCCGCCGGCCCCCGCCGGAGGCGCTCGCCGGCCGGCCCTGCGTCGTCGGCGTGGACCTGGCCAGCAACCTCGACATGACCGCGGCCTGTTTCCTGTTCAAAGCGGCCGACGGATCCTGGGATGCCGTGATCCGCTACTGGGTGCCGGAGGAGACCGTGGCCGAGCGGGAGCGGAAGGACCGCGTCCCCTACTCGACCTGGATCCGCGAGGGCTGGCTGAACGTGACGCCGGGGGCGCGGCTCGATCACGAGACGGTCGCCCGCGACATCCTGGCCTTCGGGCAGGAGCACCGAATCGTGAAGGTCGGGAGCGACCCGTGGCAAGTCGGCCCGCTCGCGACGTTCCTGCAACGCGAGGGCCTCGAGGTGAAGGGGGTGGCCCAGACGACCGCCAGGCTCAACTCGCCGTGCAAGATGCTCGAGGGCCTGGTCGTCGAGGGGAAGTTCCGCTACGAGTCGCCGATCCTCCTCTGGAACGCGAACCACTGCCTGGTCTACACGGACGCGACCGGCATGATCAAACCGGACAAGGGCAAGAGCACCGAGAAGATCGACGGCCTGGCGGCCGCGGCCAACGCTTTCGCGATGGCGATCGACTCCGACGAGCAGCTCGACGGGCCGAGCCCCGACGACTACCGGATCGTGTCGCTCTGGTAGCGGCACTGGTTCAAGGGTTCGGGCAGGCGGCCGGACAATGCCACCCCCGGCCGCAGTACGCGCCGGGTCCCCGGATGCCGCCTGATGCCCGCCAAGAAGGCCACCGCCACCACCACGAAGCGGCCCTCGCGGCGGCGCGGCAAGGCGACCGGGCCGGTGATGTTCTCCGTCCGGGGGTCCAGCCTGGCCCTCTCGCCGTCGGCCTGGAGCGGCACCGGCGGGAATCTGCTGGGGGGCCACATCACCCCCGAGATCGCGGTCCGGGTGTCGTCGATCTTCGCGGTCTGCCGGTTTATCGGGCAGGGGGTCGGCGTGATGCCGGTCCACATCCACCAGACGCTACCGAACGGCCGGAAGGTCCCGTTCAATCCGCCGTCCGCCTACGCGATCCGCCGCCGGCCGAACCCGTGGCAGACGTCGTTCGACTTTATGTCGCTCCAGGCCTACTGGACGGCGCTCCACGGCAACGGCTTCGCCCGAATCCTGCCGGGCGAGCGGGGCTTCATGTCCACGCTGATCCCCATGCACCCGACCCGGGTGAAGGTGGAGCAGCTGCCCGACTACTCGATCCGCTACCAGTTCCTCCAGGAGAAGGGCGGCTGGGAGACCCTCGCCCAGACCGAGGTCCTCCACTGGAAGTGGATGAGCGAAAACGGCCTGTGGGGAATGGCTCCGTCGGAGGTGTGCGCGACCTCGATCGGCCTGGCCCGCCAGCTCGACGTGGCCGCCACCGCCTACTGGCGGAACGGGGCCCGGCCCGACTTCGTGATCCAGACCGACGAGAAGCTCGACGAGGGCGCGATCGACCAGCTGCGGACGATGTTCCGCGAGATGTACGGCGGGTCCAACCGTGGAGCCCCGGCCGTGATGACGAAGAAGATGACGCTGACGCCCATGCAATCCAACAGCATGGAACAGAGCCAGTACCAGCAACTCCGGGACGCGATCCTCCCCGACATCTGCCGCCACTGGGGCGTTCCAAGTACGCTCCTGGGGGACGCCAAGATGGCGAGATACAGCAACCCGGAGCAGGAGCATCTCTCCGCGCAGGTGTGGTGCATGCTGCCCTGGCAGAAGCGGATGGAGGGGCCATTCGACATGGCGCTCCAGCCGGTCTACGGCGACGACGTCTACGTCCGGCTCGACAACCGCGGGCTCCTGCGGGGTGACTCCGCGAGCCGGGCGGCGCTCTACCAGTCGATGTTCAACATGGGGGCGATCACCCCGAACGAGATCCGCGACTTCGAGGACCTCGAGGTTCTCGACGACCAGGCCGCGAACGAGACCTTCATGCAACTTGGGTTCTCGACCCTGGGCAACGCCGCGGCCGCGGCGGCCGCCCCCGAAGGCGAGCCGGTCGAGAGTGTCGGCCAGGGCCAAGGAGTGCCGGAGGCCGGCGGCTTCCGCGAGGGCCAGGTCGTCTACTGGGCTGGCGGCGAGGGCGAGATCGAACACCTGATGGTTTCCGGGGTCCTTGGGGTCGAGGGCTCGCCGTTCGCGATCGCCGCCACGGAGGCCGAGCCGGCCGCGCTGGTCCGCGTCTACGAGGACGGGCAACCGTCCGAGATGCTGGTCGGCAAGCGGGTCTCGGAGCTGTCTGCCACGCCGGTCGATCGGCAGGAGACGGAGCCCGCCGACGACGAGCTGCCGGCCACCGGCATCACGGACGACCTCGCGGCCACTGCCCTAAACGGTGCCCAGGTCACGGCGCTCCTCGAGGTCCTGGCCCAGGTCTCGGCCGGAACGCTGGAGAAGCCGGCCGCGGTCGCCCTGATCACGTCCGCGTTTCCGACCGTGTCGCCCGACCTCGCCCAGCAAATGGTCGAGGGTGCGATCCCCCTGCCGCCGCCCGACCAGCAGTCAGGAGACCAGCCATGAACGAGCAGATCGAACGACGCTACCTGTCGCTGGACGCCATCGGCGACGACGGCCTGTTCGTCGAGGAGCGCGAGGGCGAGGCCCCGAAGATTCGCGGAATCGCCCCGCCGTGGGATTCGCTGTCCGTGGACCTGGGAGGATTCCGGGAGAAGTTCGCGTCGACGTCGTTCGACAAGATCCTGGCGAAGAAGCGGCTGGACGTTCCGCTCCTGTTCAATCACGACGATTCCCAGATCCTGGCCCGGACGACCAACGGAACGCTCCGGATCTCGAAGGCGGACAAGGGTCTGGCCTACGAAGGCGACCCCGTGCCGACGGCCGACGCCGAGAAGGTCCTGACGCTGATCAGGACCAAGACGATCTTCGGGTCGTCGTTCGCGTTCACGGTCAACCCGAAGGGCGAGGAGTGGGTCGAGGACGAACGCGGCGGCGTGACGCGAACGGTCCACGAGGCCTCCGGCCTTTACGACGTGTCGCCAGTCACCCGGGCCGCCTACCCGTCCTCGAGCCTGTCGGCCAGGTCGCTGCCGCTCTGGAAGCGGTTCCGGAGCGTGGTCGCCCACCGGGCCGAGCCGAAGCCGCTCACGATCTCGATCGACTACGACCGCACGTTCACCGCCGCGCCCGGCCTGTGGCGGTCCTTCATCGTGGACGCCACGGGGCGCGGCAATCGGGTGGTGTGCATTTCGCGCCGCGAGGACACCGACGCCAACCGGGACGAGCTGCGGCTGGCCTTCGGCGACCTCGACCTGGCCGGGCTGCTGCTCTGCGGCACCGGCACCCAGAAGCGGGCCGCCGCGGCCGCCGCCGGCCTCGAGGTGGACGTGTGGATCGACGACTACCCCGAGGGGATCCCGGACGCCGCGCCGGTCCCGCGGGGGACGCCGCCGGTCAAGGTCTCGACCCTGGCCGGGGCCCGGGCCGCCGCAGCGGCCGCCGCCGCCCGGATGCGAATCGTCACCGGCTGAAAGGAAAACGCCCAATGATTTCTTCCGCCCCCGTGGCCGTGGCCACGAACCTGGACGCCGGGCTCCTGGGGAAAATCCACGCCTTCGTCGAGGCCTCGAAGTCGGCCGCCGCCGACGGCCTGACCTGGGTCGAGTTCGGCGACCTGATGCTGGCCCTGCTCCGCCTGGTCGTGACCGCCCTCGACACGGTCGGCTCCATGACCGGCGCGGAGAAGAAGGCCCTGGCCCTCGAGGCCGTGGCCCACCTGTTCGACGCGGTGGCCGACCAGGCCGTCCCCGCCGTCGTCTACCCGCTCTGGCTGATCGCCCGGCCGGCCGTCCGGTCGCTGGTCCTGGCCCTGGCCTCCGGGGCGATCGAGCAGCTGCTGCCACTCGTGAGGGCCTGATCATGGATCTTGTCGTTCTGCTCCTGATCGCCGGGGCGGTCTACCTGTTCGCCGGCGACCGGATCACCCACCTGGTCGCGGCGTTCGCCGAGAAGGCTCCGACCATCGAGCGGAAGCACCTGGCCGGGGCGGCGCTCCTGGCCGCGGCCGCCGTGATGTGGGCCCGGTCGGGGCCGACGGCCCCCACGCCCGCGCCGCCCGCCCCCGACTCCGCGATCGACCTCCGCGGGATGTTCGTCGGCCCCGACGCGGCCGCCGACGCCGCGGCGGTCTCGGCCCACTTCGCCGAACTGGCCGACGAGCTGGAATGGGACGCCATGGCATCCGAGCCACTCGTGAAGACCGGCGTGGCCTGGGACGAGCTGCGGACCAGGGCGAAGGCCATGCGGTGGAAGGGTGTCTCGCTGGGCGAGAAATACCCCCGAGCCCGCGAGGCGATCCGCGAATACCTCGACCGCACGGCCGGCACGAGCGGCGCGCCGATGTCGCCCGCCCAGCGGTCCGCCTGGATCGCCGCCTACCGCGAGATCGCGAGGGCCGCCGATGTCTCGCGCTGAGTTTCGCCACCTTCGCCTTCTGGCGTTCGTCCTGCTACTGGGAGTGGCGGCCGCCTTCCTGATCGGCGGCCTCCGCGGCCGCCCGGCCGGCGGCTTGTTCGGCCTCGAGGCCGACGGCGACTTCGGATACCACCCGGATCCCGACGGCGTGGCCGCGTTCCTCCGCGAGCTGCCGGAGCCGATGTTCCGCCAGGCCGGGGCCGAGACGATCCGCGAGGCGAAGGGGGTCGACACCTTCCTGTACCGCGCCGCCTACAAGGCCCACGCCGCGCTCTACGGCCGGCCGTGGGTGGTCGAGCGGCAGGGAATCGGCGACTGCGTTTCCTGGGGCTGGGCCCACGGGGTCTGGGTCGCCCAGTGTGTGGACTGGGAGACGGGCCGACTGGCGAACCCGCCGCCGTTCCCATCGACCGAAGCGATCTATGGCGGGAGCCGCGTCGAGGCGCGGGGCCGGCCCGGCGACGGAAAGAACCCGGTCGGAGGCTGGAGCGACGGCAGCTACGGCGCGGCCGCGGCCCGGTGGGTGAAGGACTGGGGGATCGTCTACCGCGAGGAAGTCGGCGGCCACGATCTCCGCGTTTATACCGCCGACCGGGCGAAGAAGTGGGGAGCCTACGGCAACGGCGGCCAGGGCGACGGCGGCAAGCTCGATGCGATCGCGAAGCGGCACCCGTGCAAGCACGTCGCGATGGTCACGGATTTTGACTCGGCGGCCGCCGCGATCGAGGCCGGCTTCCCTGTGCCGGTCGCCAGCATGGTGGGATTTGCGAGCGTTACGGACGAACACGGGTACGCGAAAGCCAGCGGAACCTGGGCGCACCAGATGTGTTTTATTGCGGTGCGCTATGCAAAAAACTCGACGCCCGACAATCCGACGCCGGCTGATGCCCTGCTGTGTTTGAACAGCTGGGGACCTAGATGGCTTACATATCGCGGAAAGTTTCCGAAGGACCAACCAGACGGATCTTTTTGGGTCGATCGTGCAACGGTCAACCGGATGCTTTCCCAGAAGGATTCCTTCGCGGTCGGCTCCGTCGCCGGCTTCGGATGGCGTGATCTATCGAACGACGTCCTGGCTCCGCCCCCGCCCGACGACGGCCCGGTGATGATCCCCGGCCTCGATCTCGCACTCTGAGGAAAACCATGAAGCTCGACCGAAACACGCTCCTGGTCCTGGTGATCGTTTTCGCGGCCGGCTGGTGGACCAGCTCGAGGCCCGCCCCCGGCCCCGGCACCCAGGATCGGCCCGTCGTCCGCTGGATCGCGAAGGCCGCGAAAAACCTCCTGTGGGTCGCGGTGTTCGTCGAGCCGGCCCCGCCGGAGCCGCCGGCCGCGGTGGTGCGGTCGCGGGTCGATCGGGACGGATTCCAGATCCTCGAAAACGGGAACACCCTATGAGCCTCTGGCGCTGGCTGATCTCGCTCCTGGTCTGGCTGTCGGCGGAGCCACAGGCCCTGGACCTCGAACACGCGAAGGCGGCGGCCGCGGTGTCGGCCGCCCGCGCGTCGATGGTCAAGGCCGCGCCTGCGCCCCCGGCCCCAGCCCCGACCGACTGCGACTGCGGCCAGACCTGCGTCAACGGAGTGTGGAAGCCCGACGGCCGCGTCGAACAGGTCTGCCGCTGCGGCTGCGAACGATGCAAGCGGCAGCGGCAACAGGGCCGGGTGCCGGAGTCGTGCCCAGACGGAAAATGTCGCCCCTGATTTGCTTCAAGGGTTCGGGCGGTCGTCTTTATCGTGCGAGAGGTTTCGGACAACTACCAACGCTCACAGGAGGGCATGATGCCCAGCCCCAAGCTCGCCCGGCTTCAGGATGAAGCATCCACGCTCTCGAAGACCATCGTCGACCTTCGCTCCATGGAGCCCAAGGACGACGCCGACTCCGCGTCGATCCAGGAGCGGCTGAACGCCGCCGAGGCCCGCGCCGCCCAGGTCGAGGTCGAAGCCGCCCGCGAGAACGCGATCGACGCCCGCCTCGAAGGGCTGCGGAAGGTGACGGCGGCCACGCCCGCCTCCGCCCCCGCCGGCGAAGTCGAGAAGGCGACCCGGAAGGCTCCGGCCATCCACATCGCCAAGCGCGGCCCGGTGGCGGCCGCCGACCTGGTGGCCGGTGGCTCGTTCCTCCGGGCGATCGGCATGGGTGCGAAGGCGATCGACCTCCGCAACATGGGCGAGACCTCGCCCACCTATGACGGGGCCGGCGTCGAGCTGGTCTCCCCCGAGCTGTACCGCGGGTTCCTCGAGACGCTCGCCTACCAGTCGGTGGGTGTGCAGCTCGCGACCCTGTTCGAGACGACCTCGAACGAGTTCCAGGTTCCCAAGATCGGCGACATCGAGGCCGACTGGGTCGAGGAGCTGACCGAGGTCGACGACGAGGCGCTCCCGACCAGCCGCGAGGACATCAAGCTGAACGAGGTCGGCCGCCTGGTCACGATCTCGCGGCGGCTGCTCGACGACGCGGCCGGCGTGGCCAACCTCGCGACCGTGTTCAATCGCCAGATCTCGATCGCGGTCGCGACCAAGATCGACAACGTCTGGCTCAACGGCGACAACGCCAAGGAAATCGACGGCCTGGTCGACCTGGTCGACGAGGACAACGAGGTCGAGGCCGGCACCGATTTCGACGGTGGCGACCTGGCCGAGCTGGTCGGCAAGATCGACACCCGGGCCTCGAACACGGCCTGGGTCGTGTCGGGTGCCGGCTGGACCCACATGCTGAAGTCGAGCGTGATCAGCCAGTCGACCCTGGTCGGCGATCGCGTCCTTCCGACGGTCATGGGTGCCCCGGTCTACCGGGTCCTGGGACTGCCGGCCGGGACGCTGGCCCTCTACGGCGACTTCGCGATGGCGACCGCCGTGGTCCTGAAGCAGAACGGCCTCGAGGTCGCGGCCTCCGAGCACGCGGCCTTCAAGTCGAACGGCATCGTCTACCGCGGCCTGCAGCGGTTCGGCCTGGCGAACCACGACCCGCAGTTCGTGGCCAAGCTGGTCTCCGCCGGCAGCTGAACGTGACACTCGCGCGATGCCCGGCGGGTGGCAGGGATGCCGCCCGCCGGGCCGTGGCGTTTCAGG